TCACACCACGAACCTTCGGGCCACGGCTCCATTGTGTCGCGCTTCTTAAACGCCAACGGGCCAATTGCGATGACTTTAGCCACCATGTTTTGCCACTTCTCGGTCTCTTTGGTCTCTGAGATCAAAACGATCCCCATGCTTGTTACCGTCTTCTTTGTTCGACGCAGTTGTACTAAAACTCGTGCGCCAAGGGGTTTTGCACCGGGGTCTACAAGCGGAAAAGCCTCCGCTAAATCAGCCGAATTACCAGCTACCGTGCTATCTGTCATCATCTTCTTCCTTTAATAGGTTATCAAGAATGACAAGGGCTTCTTCAAGTCCAGCGATATGTCCGACCAGACGCTGGTATGCAGGGTAGTCGGAGGCATTACCCACCGCCAGACTCTGCACAACAGCCTCTTTACGCGCTTTTACAGCGCCGATGAAGTCGGAGGTATACCTCATGCGTTTTTCTTGTCAACGCCCTTGTTTTGGGAGAAATTCCCGTGGTCGCTGTTAGCCAAAGGCATAGTCGCTTTTGATTGCTCTTTTAATGTTTCGCCTGTTACCCATGCGCCTGCGGCCATACGGGTGCGTTGACGAACGCCTTCGCTTTGATATTCTTTAATCTCGTTGTTTGATTCAGCCATTTCAATCTCCTAAGTTACGTTGGGTTTCTTGGTTAAGTTTGATTGCAGTTCTTTCCTGCTCCTGCCGTAGCCTGACCTCGTCCACGGTCAGTTCTGCGGTTTTGATGCGCTCTGTGGTCAAGTTGTTTTCGGCGTTCATAGCCACCTTGACCTGTTCCGCATCTTGTTTTGCTTTCAAATCCGCTTGGAACTTCTGCGAATCAAAAGCCAGTCGTGCCTGATCGTTTGCGGCACGGCGCTGTGTCTCGGCCATAGACGCTTGCAACACGGCCTGCGCTTCGCCGTCCATCGGCGGTGCTGGTGGCTTGAACTGTTGCATCAACTGACCCAACTGATCCAGTGCAGGTTGGAGGCCAGCAAACACCTGTGCAGAGTCCAACTTCATGTGGGCAGATGCCAGAGCCACAGCCTTGTCAATATCCTTGACCAAGGCGCTGTCTTCGTAAGTGCCAAAGTCCACATCGCCCTTGCCTTGGACGTATTGGCTCATGGTCTGGGTGTACCACAGCAAAATGTGTTGCTTGATATGCTCCAGCGCATTGGGCACCAGCTTGGGTGCAATAAGTTTGTTTGATCCCAAGTTGGGGTCAAGCGCAAACGATAAGTGCGTTTGGATGTGCGCCAAGTGATCTTGACGGGGATAGGCAAACGCTGGACGGCCAAGCGACATGGCGCTGTTCTCGTCGGCGGCATTCATCTCAATAGGTTTGCTTGCGTTGGGGATCAACTCGTTGACGTTGGGCACCTTCAATTGCTTGAGCATACGGTTGACAACAGCGCGTTGGTCAAAGAGGCCGGGGAACTGTGCCGACATTTGCAACACCGACTGCATCTGTGCAATACGCTGGGTCTCAGAGAAGATGTGCGGGTCAGATACAGGCACCACATCGCTGTTGCGCTTGAAGTCTTCACGTTTGATTTCAAGGTCGGCCACCACATCGCCGCGCTTTTGCTCGTCCAAGTAGAAGCGGTTCAAGCGGCCAAGCACTTGCAATACACGGCGCTGGCTCTCATGCAAACGGGCGTGGATGGCCGAGAACACTGCGGCCCCCTGCTCAATAAGCGCCTGCGTGGTGCCCACTGGCATATTGCTGTTGGCATCGGCTATTTTTTCTTCAGCCGTGGTGACCACGCCTTTGGCCGCTGTGGTGATCCAGCCCAACAACTCAAACAACACAGGGCTGGGCGCGTTGAACGGCATAGGCATCGCAATCTTCCTGATGTCATCTACGCCAACAGCGGACTCGATCTCGGTGACTTGCGTGACTTCGATCTGCTGACTGGCTCCAGAAATACGCGCACCCTTTAACTTCAGCATGGTGGCTGAGTTGTTGATGTGAGCAGTGTCCAGCAAGGCCCGTAGAGCGCCCGTCAGGGCGGCAGAAAGACCACCAATGAGGTGAGGTAGCCCAATAGCATACGCGCCCCGCCAAGGGATGAATTTGAACTCGATCAAATGATCTAGCTTGGTCATGGTTTGGTCGCCGTCTTCCCAGTTACGGTAGAGGCCCAGCACCTTAGACTCAAGCTCGTCGATCATCAAGATGTACGGAGCAGTTTCGCCTTTGGTAATTGGATCGTCGTCAATGTCTAACCATGTGTAAATGTGAAAGACTCGGCGCAGTCCGTCTTCGTTGTCACTAAATTTTTTACCTTCGATCTTGTCGTTGGCTTTTTCAGCTTTGGTCTGCTCTGGCTCTGCTGTAGCGCGGATGATGCTGATGTCGCGGTACAGGCCACGATCCATGCGCTGTTGCATTTCCCAGCCAGTAATGTCCTGTTGCTCAGTCACGCGCTGGGCGGTGTAGAAGTTGACAGCCGCAAACGGCAAGAGAATGTTGTCAATAGCCACAAACTCAGCGCACGGTCTGCGTTTCTTGTCGTCGTACCACAGCTTCATAAATTGCGATCCACCAAGCGGCAACTGGGTCAGCAACTGCTCCTGCTCGTCGCGGAACTCCTCGATCTGCTCAGTCAATTGCCAGTTCATGTAATCACGTTTGCGCTCTGCAACTTCCGTCTTGGCCTCGGTCACTTCACCCAGTACCTTGGTACGGACTGGGCCGTCAGGTGGGAACATCTCTTTGATAGCACGAGCGGCAAAGTCCACGCAGGCTTCGGCCATGATGGGGTGGACGACTTTACTGGCACCGTAGAAGTTTGCACCACCGGGGGCATCATCGCCCAAACCAGTGCGCTTGAGACCTTCCTCGTACTGCTTGTCGCGCTTCTCGCGGGCTTCCTTGTCCTTGTCAATCAAGTCAAGGTAGCGCATACCAATCTTCTCAAGATCGTAGAGATTGATGGTTTCCGCAAGGTTAGAGTAAAAGTCTTCGTCTTCTTCTGGGCCAACAAACGGCCCCATGTTGGCAATGGCCGAGCCATCATCAAGCTCTTCAACGTCCATGTCCTCATCAGGCAGATCAGCCACAGCACTGCCATCACCTTGCATCTTCAGACCGTCAATAAAACGGTCAGCGTTTGGATCGTTTGGGTATTGGGTTGCCATAGTTATCTCATTAAGGTTAAACCGCCACGAGCCTTCTTAGACGTAGCCATGTCTTTCATTGCTGTGCCAGCTTTTTTGATTGTGTTTGCGCCTTTAATTGTTCCGCCAACCAACGAGCCGGGAGATATAAAGCCAAGCACTGTCTCAGCAATAGGGCGCTCCTCGTCAGTAGTCATGTTGTATTTCTTCATCAGGTCTTTGATTTGCTCTGATCCACCAAATGGTTTTTCGCTTGACAGATATTTTTTGTCTTGCTTACCAGTAACCAATTCGCCTAGCGTTGTTGGGCGCATTGCGTTGATGGCGGCATCAACACCGCTTAAACCGAAGTTAACCAAGTCAACGCCAGCACTGATTGGGTTGTTTGCTATCACGCCACGGTTCATCAAATCGGTAAAGGCGCGGGGCTTTTTGTAGCTCTCCACCTCTGGCTTAATGGCTTTGTCGTAAAAGTCTGGCAGTGCATCGTACAACTCCTTGAGTGATGCCGACTCTTCGTTGGCCTCACCGCCCTTTGCCAAATGCTTGAGCGACCTGACTCTGGGGATGTGCTTCTCGTTGACCATTGTGTAGCCGCCGTCCTTCATGTGCTTTTCGACGGCAACGTGCCAGCTTGGTTTTTGCATAGCGCCACCATTTTTCTTACCCAGCTTTTGCAAATAGGTCAAATACTCTTCAGTGATTGGTTGAGTTGGCGCACCCTCACCTACAAGACCTTTTGTCCAATCAAAATAGCCAGTAGGCTCACGCCCTTTGACGTCCTTGTATTGCTTCACAAACTCAGGCATTGCTTCTTTACCAGCCACTGGCTCAAACACAACGCCCATGTCCTCACCTTTCAAGATAACAGGGTAGCCGGGATGCAGGTCTGGGCGTGTCATTGTTTCGCCAGACAAGTTGAACAGGCGCGGGCCTATTGCAAAAGTCGGCACATCACCGCCGTGTTCTGGGTGCAACAACATCGGCTCGGTCTCACGCTTGAGAATCTCGGAGGGTTGGAAGATCACGCCCTTGCCGCTCTTCTCACCACCCAAAGCCACGCCGCCCTTGCCGGGGGCAATACCTTGACCGAGCATCAAGTCAGCCAATGCACCGCGCTTCTCGTAGGTGTTCGCCATGTTCCAAATCTTGGGATCGCGGATGTCAGCGCCTTCGCCAAACGTCAACGCAAGGTTGTGGTTGATCTTGGCCTCCAACTCAGGCGACAAGTTGCCAGCCTTCATTGAGTCGGTAAACCCTTTGCGTAGCTTGTTAAACACAATCGGGTTTGATTTCAGTTGATCAGCAGAGCCAAGCACAGTTGACCACAAGGTATTGGGGTCAGAGTCATTGATCATGGCGCTGGCCGTGGACTTTTTGCCTACGCCCCAAGCGGCTTGGTCATAGATCGGATCAACCTGTTGGAGGCCAGAGAACATTGGGCCACCGATGTTGCCGCCACCCACACGGGTGCGGTCAGCCTGCGTGATCTTGAGCTTACCTTTACCCTCAAGGTTCATGTTGCCCAACGCTTCAGACATCTTCATTGGATCAATGGCTTTGGCTACGTCAGCGGCTTTGCGGCCAGCGGCGGCTCTGTCAGCGGCCATTACAACAGCCTGCACTGCTGGGTCTACTTCGGCCACATCAGTTGCGGCCCTGCGAGCTTTGGCAATTTCGTTGAGCTTGTTCAGTCCGCCAACCAAACCTTCCGCCATTGCTCCTACTTTGCCTGCTTTAGCCATATGGATTACCCCGCCTTTCGCTTTGGTTATGTCTGGGTCAGTAATGTCGTAGGTTCCACGGTTGCCAATAGCCGATTTTACTTTTTTTGGGTCGTAGATACCTAGATTTTTCATGTCATCTTCTTTGACATAAAACGAATCATGCCCCAGTTCTTTGAGAGCATCTTGTACATTGCCTGCCTCAATATCTTCCCAATTACCTTTAGGTATGAAATCAATCCTACGTCCGAGGCTTTTAGGGCCGTGTTTATTGGCTTCTGCATATTCGCGCAATGCTTCAATGTGCGCTGGGTTTTCATAATCAAATGGATTTTCAACTTGCACATAGAGTGGCATGACGTTCTCAGCCGATGGCACATTGTTTTTTGTATCTATAAGGTGACTGTGATAGCCAAATGCTTCAGCGTTTTCGGAACTTGGGCTAACAAAAACTGAGTTGGCTGAACCGGGTTTAAATTCTTTTATGTCTCGTCCAGTGCCGTGGTACATAAGCCGTTTTTCTTTGCTTGGCTCCAAAAACTTGGCAAGGTTAGCCTCGCGCTCTGCCGCAGGCAATACTGATTGCATACCAGATACCGCATCAAGCGCGGCATCGTAATGCTTTTGCCATTTGCCATAATTCATTTGACGGGCAGAATCAATGCCCTCTTCCGAAATATGCTCCAAAGCATTGCGTACCAATTGATAAGCGTTATCAGGATGAATATTTCCAACTGAATTGACCGCCGCCTCCATTTTGTCAACAGGCATTGTCTCTGATAAATCTTCAATCTTGTATACGGGCACATCTTCAATGCCCAATTGTCGCAATGCCTCAAGTCTATGCTGGCCTTCAATTACGTTGTTGTCATGGTCAACAATGATGCGACTTATGTATCCTTCGGGGCTGGATATTTTTTGGGCTAAGTCATTGACCCGTTTGGCCTCTGTTGGGTCGCTCATTCTTACCCCACCAAATAAATTGCCAATTTTTACCGTTTGGTTTCCTATCTTTTTCGGGTACAAAAAATTAGCATTAATAACATTGGCAATGTTGTCGCTTGGCGGCTTAACCTTTAGCGCCTTTGCCTCCCTTTGGGCATTGGCGATCTCATTGAGCTTGCCCAATGCGCCAATTGCACCTTTACCGAGTTTGCGGAAGTCAGCCATTATTGTGAGTACGGATTTACCCGTTTAACCTGTGTGTATTCCAGATAATCATCGTCGTCATTATCTATTGGTTCTGGATTGATGTCGAGCCACCCCAAATCTTTCAATAACCGAATCGCTTGTGTGGCCGAGTCAACGTAGTCGTCATGCGTCGAATCAGGGAACGAACACAACTGCGACAGGAACCCTTCGCACCAGTCCTTGACGTAGCCCTTGCGGACGGACGACTCAGGGAGCCAGACACGGCCAGTGGTGAAGATCGACGCAGTGATCTGGAGCCTCTGCATCTTGTCCGCCCTGCCGGGGTTGTAGGCACGGACAGGCAGGTGGGCCTGCCGCAGTTCTTGGATCAGGGATATGCCCGCCGCCTTGTCCTCCACGAGGATCAGGTCTGGCCGCTTGGCATCGCGCCCTTCACCGTAAGACACCCGCCACTCAGCCAGCACCTTGGGCTTGAGGTTGGGGAAAGTCAGGTGTTCGGCCCAGCAGTCAATGAGCAGGACGGACATTGGGCCATCAAGCGGCTTGAACACGCCCCACGTTGTCATGGCGGACGGATCGTTGTACTCCTTGTCCGTGAAGGCGCAGTCATAGCTCTGAAGGATGTACTCGAACTTGGGGAAGGGCTTGTCGTGCGGCCACAGCTTGAACATATCGCGGTTGACCACCTTGCCGTCTTCGAGGTCAACGATCTCACCCAGCACCTCCTGCTGGTACAGCTTGCTTCCCTTGTACGACTCCAACTGCTTCTGGAAGGCTTTGTCGAGGTTCTTGGCATTATCGTAGGTGCTGGCGCGGGCAACCACCACATCGTCGCCCTCACGGCCCACTAGATCGAGGATCAAGTCCTTGGGGCGCGGTGTCGTGGTCACAATCACACGGGGCTGGCTGTGTTCTTGCTTGTCGGGCTTGATACGCAGGCCCAGCATCATGTTGTCCCAAGCCTCATTCGGGCCAAGGTAGTTGAATGCGGCCAACTCGTCACACCAGCAGAAGCTGGAGTTGATACCACGCAGGCGGTCGTAAGAGTCAGCAGACACGCCCCTGATCTTGGAACCATTGGTCAACTTGATCATGTGATCCTGCTTGTTGTAGTCCACCACCAATTCTCTGGGAAAACAAGCAATCAAGCCTGATGGCCCTTCATAGCAGGTGAACTTCAAGTCCCCGCTCGTAGGGGCCAGTACCACGCTCATCGTGCCGGGGTGCGTCCATGCCCACCACCACAAGGCTTCAGCGGCACTACGGGTCTTTCCGGCACCCCTGCCTGCAAGCATCAAGAAAACTCGGTAATCGCTGTGCAGGTCAGGCGGTATCTGGTACGAGTGCGCCTGCGCTATCCACTCGGCATGAGCGATAAAAGCGATTCGGTTATGTTCGGGCAGAGTCTCAAACTCGGCCATCGTCTGCTCATCGAACAGATCAGCCAACACGCTTTGTCATCTCCATGTTGCGGATGACTTCCAAGAACTTGTTGGCGCTTGTGTCCTCGGTCTTGATAGCCGCTCCACCCTCCACGCCTTCCAGCGCCACACGGTCGCCATACTTCTTGGGCTTGAGCTTCATGGCCGTCCACTTGCGGGCCTCGATGCGGTTCTTCTGCCACAGCAGGAAGGCGCTGTCCAGCTTATGCTCGATCACATTACCGTCACGGTCGGTCACCACCACGATCTCAGGTTGTTCGTCGGCGATCTCGATGATCTCATCAGCCAGCGTGTCGGCCTGCTCTTCCCGTGCGCGTGTGTACTGCTCCGCAAATGAGGGGTGGCGCAACAACCACTCGTAAATCGTAGACTGCGCTGGAAGCACTCCTGCTGTATCCGCCTTCAGCATCTTACGCAGGCTCATGCCCTCACTCAGTCCTATGCAGATGATGTCAGCTATCTTCTGGTCGAATACTCTGCGTGGTGTTCTCTTGGGTGTTTTTGCGGGCGCGGCTACCTTACCCTTGGCTTTAGGCTTCTGGGCGGCTGTAGCGGCCTTCTGGCGCGTTTTGGCGGTGGTTTCTGGCATAACCCGTATTCCCCGTTGGTGAATGAATGACGCTAGTGTATTCGATTCGCTTTCGGTTCGCCAGAGGTCTCGGCTTTTGGGGCCGAGAAACCCATTCGGTTTTACTTCGCTTTCGGTTCGGTACACAGGCCACTTGTGATGGCGTGTGGTGTTTGCTGTTGGCACTGCTCTTCAGTGAGCGTGAAGTCTGGCACCCACATCCAGAACACGAGGAACGCGATAAACATTATACCAAAAATGACTTTCTGCAACACGGTCTCCTCTGGTAATTGTTGGCTCGGAAGGTCTTTCATCATGTCGTCGATCTCCTGCTTATTCATCGTCACCCTCCTCTAGGTACTCGTCGGTGTCGGCTCGATCTTCGTCAGTTTCGATGGGGGTATGCAGTGCCTCGTAGTCACGCTTGACTTTACGGCGGCGCTCCTCCTCCGCCAGTTGCTCTGGGGTGATGGCCTTGAACTGCTTGAGCATATCGGCCTCCAGTTGATCCATCAGGTTTCCCATGTTCATGCTGTCACCTCTTTTGCCAAGATGGCTTGCAGGCCAGCAAACAGCTTCTCTGCTTCTGCACGAGTCAGCACTGTACTCATGCTACCGTTGCGGCCTTGCAGGTGCATCCAAGCACCATCGTCGTCCCACTCGGAGACCGACACGCGCACACCATGCTCGGTGCTAATGATTGTTTCAATTTCTTGTTTCATAATCGACTCGCTTTCAGTTTGGTTTTGATTCGGTTTAGTTGAAATACTCTGCAATCTCTTGCTCGATCTCTGACTCGATCTTGCTGGTCAGCTTCTTCGCCAACCAAGGGGCTGGACGGCCACGGCGGTCACACACTTCCCACTCGCTCTCGGTGTAGCCGTGGTAGTCCCAGTCGCTGTCTGCGTTGTAGCTGTAGGAACCCTTGACGCTGGTGTAGTCCACCACTGCGATGATGCAAGGGATGCCTGCGATGCGGGTCTCGATTTCTGCAATGTATGACATGGTGATTTCCTTCGCTGTTAGTGGGGGCCGAAGCCCCCGTTGGTTTATTGCTTGGCCCAGTACCCGTAGACACACCTACGGGAAATATGTCGAGTTCCATCAGCGTTCACTGCATACGACTCTCGCTGGGGGTTCCATGTGTCATTAACTACACCGTCGATCACGGCGGTGTAATGTTTACTCACCGATACCACCAAGTTGCCCATTGGCAATTCGCCATCATGCAAGTGGACTTTGCACCCGGTACCAATACCCATCGTTGGTGTCCATACAAAACCAATCGAGGCCATGTAGTCCTTAAACCACTTGCGCGTCACGCTGATGCCACTACGCGCTGATGCAGAACGCTTACCACGCTTGCCTGCCGCTTGACTCCCCGTACCTTTGGCAAGGGCCGCATAGACCTCTGCGTATGGCAGGCCAGATGCGATTGCAATTGAACGAGCCACGCAGTCACCTGCTGTTCCTTTATAGCCTGCGGCCTCTCGGCCTCCATCGTTGTACTGATATTCCATTTCGCTTTCCTTCGCTGTTAGCTGACTATGCGGATTTGCTGTGTCAGTGATGTTAGTATAACATCAAGTTAAACGATGTCAACAACTTTATCAAATTATTTTCTAGGTGTTTTCCCTAAGTTGTACTTGCCCTCCATCTTGAGGCGCTTGACCAGATCGACCAGCACCAGCGCGTCATGGCTGTTGGCCTCTTTGATCTGCCGCTCGATCTCGGCCACGATGTAGTCGCACCCGTGGTCAAAGCCCTTGATGTATTCGCTCATGGTGGTCTCGCTCATGCTCGTGCCTCCTGACGGCCACGTTCGATCAAGTAGCGGGCCTCGGCTCGGTCGTCGATCTCCTCGGCCTCCATGAGCGTTCTGATGGCATTGGCGACCGCCTGCCCAGCCTCTGAGCTTTGGGCCTGCTCGTACTTGTACCCAAGGGTGATGTATTGAACTTCTGAATGCTTCATATCCGATTCGCTTTCGTTTTGGTTATGGGGCCGAGGCCCCGTTGGATTACTTGCTGGTAACCTTGACGCTGAACACAGCAGACACCTTGGTGTACTTGGCGTATGCCTCGGCACCGAAGGCTTTGATGAATGCGTCCTTGTCGAACACAGAGCGGTTGCTCTCGATGTAGGTGGCCTTGAACAAGGCACCTTCGACAACCTTGTCGCCGCCTTTGCTGGCGCTGTCCTTGATGTCGTCTTTGATCTTGTCTGCCTGCTTGGTGAGGTCAGCAATCTGGGCCAAGAGTGAACCGAGTGTGTCGATGCTGTTGAGTTGGAGATCGTTGTTCATTTCGCTGTCTTTCTGTGTTACCTGCCTTGCAACCGTTGCTTGGTCAGTGATTGGAAGTTTAACACCAGATTAAACATCGTCAACAATTATTTTCTAGGTAGTTTCCCTAGTGTCGCATCCAAGCAACACCAGTGTCTCCTTGAGCAGGTCGGCTTCGTCGTAGCCGTAGTGCGCCTCAAATCCCTTTGTGCCGAGGCCGTGGAGGCCCGTAGAGCCGCGATGATGCTCTGGGCATAGCGGTATGACACTCATGTGGCTGGAACGCCCCCAGCCCCCCGCCAATCGTCTTGGATGGTGTAGTTCTGCTGGCGTACCCTCGTGCCCCATCCTTCTGCACACAGAGCAACCCAACTCGGCCACCTTGCTCATGTGTTTCTTTTCCTTCAACGTAGTCATGCGTTCTTGCCTTTCAACTCGTGACAAGTCTGGCATCGCCACTGCGCCGCACCATTGCTGTTTTTACCTTTCATCTCTGCTGGGTTCAGGCGGCACACCTGACAAGTCTTTCCCTGCGCGTTTACGATCTGACGCTTGCGCCACCCCTGCGCCCCATTTTCTTTCTCAGTCTCCATGCCAATACTCCACATTGAATAAATTAAAAGAATAAAACCAAGTAAGGCCAGCCAATGCGTATGCATCTCCCAGCCGTCAAGCAACACAAGCACCCAACCTGTTGCGTGTACTACGATTCCTTGGTAGTTGTTCACATCGTGGCCTTTCCTTCAGCCCGATTGTTCGCCTGCTCGGTACGCCAGATTTCCACCCTAAGTTCTGCGGCGGTGATGTCCCACTTCAACTTCTCTTCAATCTCCACCGCCGCCTGCAAGCCCTTGAGCAATTCAACCATTTCTGGATGCGCATACGCCTCACGCTCCTGCGCACCGATGGCGGTCTCCATCGACCGCTTCATAAGAATTCCCTTGAGGGACTTGCGAAAATGCTCTATGTACGTTCGCTCTGCTTTCGCCTTTGCAAAGAGCGCGGCGTTCTTGAGGATATAGTCCACCGCCTTGTGTGGATCGCGTTCTTCACTCATTTTTCAACTCCTTTGGACGGCACATCCAAAAAAACCCAGCCAACAAAATTGCGCTGATCCAACAAAGCCCGCCCGTCAAAGCCAACGCAATAAATAAAATATTCCAAAAATCAAACATTGTCATTTCGCTCCATCCTTTCTTCCAACATTGCTTCTGCAAAATCGTAAGCCGCACGAGCAATTTCATGCGGCAGTGCATCCTTCTTTGCTGTCTTCAAAATTGCGTGTAAAGCAAACATTGCAATGATGTCCAACAGTTCTGGTTCTGTTTTCATTCAATCTCCTCAATCTTTATTTTTAACATTCCACCAATGTCTGGTGCCCAAAAGATTCGCAAGTCCATGATCTGCGAGTCGTCTTCGTACACCCCTGCATGAGCCAGCCCATCGAGCGTGGCCTTCAGCAGGTTGTCCAGATCACGGCGGCGCTTGTCTGGCCTCCACGCCTCAATGACCACACGAAGTGGGCCTTTGAAGTGTTTGATCTGGTTTTGCAGGACGATCTGGTCGCCTACAATCTCGCGGTATTCGCGTCCTCTTGCACTGATGATCATTCGACCATCAAAGTTTCGCCAATAGGTGTTAACCGATGGCGGAAACGGCAATGTAATTTCAATCATTTCCATTCTCCTTCGTTACCTCTATTGCCTTTAGTCCACTGTTCTCGAACATCTGTTTCAAGAATCGACTTGGGATGTAGTTCGCTCCAGCCCTTGTGGTACTTTCCCATGTTGTCACGGTAACCGTTGAACCAACGGTATGCACCGTCACGATCTTGAAGTCTTTTTTTGATGACCCAACGAACGAGACAGCGATGCCTATGCTCATCTGCTCCTTGACCTTCTTGCGCCTCATTCAAAATCTCCCTCCTGCATCAAATGACATCGGGACGCTGTTGTCGTATTCCATAAACTGCTGGCTGTCTTTGTGATACCAAAACGAGTACCAGTCTTCCGCTTCGCCGTTGCGTTGCTTCTCGCACATCATCATTGCGTCAGGGATCATCGGGTCAACTGGGCCAAGCTGTGCATCGTGTTCTTTCTTTTTGTTGCGCCACACCAGCAGGACGTTGTCCACCTGATCACTTATCGAGCCGCTACCCTTGAGGTCTGACTTGCTTGGCTTGACCTCCTCGTTTGCCAGCTTGCGGATGTGATGCACAAGGTGGATGTGGACGTTGTGATCACGAGCCAGCGCCGTCAACTCATCAACAAAATACTTCTGCGCGTTGTAGTCATCTTCCCCAGCTACGCACTTCATCAGACTGTCAATAAAGATGTGGCCGCAACCCAATTCCATCGCACTGTAACGGGCCACGGCAATCACCTGCTGGCTAGTCACCGTTCCCTGCTGGTCGTAAAGCCAGAGTTTGTTATAGTTGTAAATCTGAAACCGATCCAACAAGCCTTTGATGTATGTTTCCTTGTTGACGTAGCGCGGAGCGTCAATATTCTCACCAGCAAATTGGCGAAGCATTCGGTATAGGGTGCGCTTGGGCTTCATTTCAAACGAGGCGATCATGACCTTCTGGTCTTGCTTGACAAGCCCTAAAGCAATCATGCCCGTGATCATGCTCTTTCCCCCACCGTTGCCGCCTGCGTAGACCGTGACCTCGCCGGGGCGGAACTGGAAGCCTGCGTGGGTCTTTGTCCAAGGCATGGTATGCGCGACCTGAGTGTCAGGGTTCATCAGGTCGTGCCGCATCTCCTCAATAAATCCTTCGGCATCGCGTATCTTCTGGCCGATGTCATTGGCCTTGAGGTACTTCTCAAAGTCCACTTGATCAGGCTTGACGATGCGAATGCGCCGCGCATCATCAAGGGCTTTGGCCCGCTCTTGTATCTCAGATGTTTGCATACTGAACCACCTCTTCAATTCGCTGTTGTGCTACCTGTAACCGATCCATATCCGATTCGCTTAATTTCTTGCCCCGCCTCATGTCGTAAGCCGCGATCATCACGACCAGACACTCGAACGATGCAATACGCAGGAGGTCGCTGGCGTAAAACGCTGGCTTGACCTGCTTGGTTGTGTGGCCGTCATAACGCTCTGGCCGATCTGGAAATAGGTCGGTCAAGTCCATGCCAACCGCGCCCAGCACCGACTGCACATCGCAACCGCCAAAGCAATGCACCAGCACTCGGCCATCCTCTGTCTCTCGAACTGACAGCGATGGGGACTTGTCTTCGTGCGCTGGGCATTGAGCCGTCCACGAGCCATTGCGACCCTTCACCTTGCCAAGGCGCTGGACAAACTTCTCGGCAGGGGTCATATCACCCTCCGCTCGGCAGACTGCTCACCGCCCTCATCCTCCCAGCGGCGCTGGTTGATGTAGGTCAATGGCGCAGGGTCAAAGCCAGAAGTCCACTGCTCGGTCTTCTTCAGTTTCGCAACGCTGGCAATGATGCGATCCGCAACCATGTCAAGGTCGTGCTTGTCCCATTTCTTCTCGCACTCAGAACGCGCCACCTTTCTTTTTGACGAAGGCCACACAGCCCAAAAGTCGTTGAATCGGGATGTTGTCGGTGTCACCGACGATATATTCTTATTCTCTTTCTTATTCTTCTTAGGGTTAACTTTCGGTTCCGTTTCGGTTACCGATTCGGTTTTCTTCGGCCTGCCGCCTCGCTTCCCAAGGGTTCGATTATTTTCGACTTGATGTTGATATTTTGCGATTTCCATGTCGCAACGACTGTTGTGATACCCGTCAACATCCTTTTCAAAAAACTCCCCCAAAACCGATTCGGTTATATCCAAATCTAGCCTGATTTTGCGGGCAACCGATTGGGTATCGAGTGGGATTGGCTTCTCGCTCATGTAGTACAAATCAAGCAAGCGGCGGTATGCCAAATCCTCGGCATCACCAAGGTAAGTGGTGTGTGTGATGTAGTCCCCGATGTGGAATTTGTACCAGAGCATCAAACTATCCTTCCAAATAAATCTGGCCGCAAATCTGCGCGGCGTACCTGTCCATTTGTGTGCCGCTCCAGAGAGTGGGCCAGTTCTGGGCTGGGCACCTGCCGACCACTTGTGAGCAGGCTCATCCAAGTCTTGCTGATGCCCACCTTTCGCGCCAAAGCAATCTTTGCTCCTCGCGGCTTGTCACGGAAAAATTCTTCGAGTGTCATGGATACCTTTCGTTGTTGGTTTAAGCGGATCATACACGAAAAAAAAGATAACACAAGGGGGTTGTACGCTCAAGTTAAACATGATACAGTCCACCATCATCAACATCAGGAGGACGAAATGAGCGACGAAGACCAGATCAACCAAATGATGCTGGAGAGGCAACAAATGCTTGAGGAAGCCCTTGACAGGGCCGAGACAGGCGTTGCAAACGAGGACGACTGGCAACTCATTAGAAGTGAGTGCGGTCTTACAACTTAACTGAAACAAGGAGCGAATCATGGCTTTAATAGCGCGAGAAAGTGGTGGCGGCGGAACTTTTACCCCAGTACCACCGGGGATGTACTTGGCACGGTGCTACCGCATCGTTGACCTTGGAAAACAAAAGAGCGAATGGCAGGGCAAGGTTAACGAACAGCCCAAAGTCATGTTGCAGTTTGAGGTGCATGGCGAAGATGACGCAGGCAAACCATTGGTCACGGCCAAAGGCGAACCCATGTCAATCAGCAAGAACTTCACGCTGTCACTGGCCGAGAAGGCAACCCTGCGTAAAGACTTGCAGACTTGGCGCGGAAAACCGTTCACGCCAGAGGAGCTTAAAGGCTTTCAAATTGACAATGTGCTTGGAGCTTGGGCAATGATTGCCATCACCAAAGAACTGGGCAACAACGGCAAGGAATACACCAACATTGCAAACATCAACTCGGTGCCCAAGGCAATGAAGGCCAACCTGCCAGAGGGCCACAACAAGTGCGCCACGTTTTACATTGAAGAGCCTGACATGGAAATGTTTGAGACCTTCAGCGACAACTTGCGGGCCAAGATTGAAGCCTCACCCGAATGGCAAGCCCGCAAGAACGTGAGCTACCAGAAAGAGCAAAACGCTTCTGCGAAAGGCTCTGGGTTTGACGACATGGACGACGACATTCCTTTTTAAGCCATGACCCAAATTGCGCTTTTCCCCGAAGATGAACGCAAGCCGCTCCGCATCTGTGAATGTTGCGGAGCCAAAATTGTTGAGTACAAACATTCATTCAGCAAGGCTCTTGCAGTTGGTTTAGGCCGATTGCATTTCTTTGCTGGCGGGCCAGTCAACCTTAAAAATTTAGGATTGACCAGAAACCAATGGGACAACTTTCAAAAGTTGCGATATTGGGGATTGGTAAATAAAGCCACCAAAGCAGACGGGACTCGCGCAGGCGGTGAATGGGTTCTGACTAAAAAAGGCGTTGACTTTATAGAAAAAGGAATTGGCATAACCAAATCGGTTTGGACATACAGGGGTGAAGCCGTTCGATTTGAGGGCGACACTTGCTTTTATTTGGATGACCATGAACCCAAATACAAGCGCCGAAAAAAGTATGCACAGGAATCAAAACCCCATGAAGGAGAGACATGAAAGACACTTCC